GGTTAGTCATATAACTACCACCCGGTGTCAAAAACCCTGAAGGATCAAAAGGATAATTAGATGGATTTTCAAAATCTATTGAGTTATCGTGACTACCACCATGAGAGTAGCCTTGTATGTAACCACCTTCGTTCATCATACTTTGTAACATTTCCATTTCATTCTCAGACATAGGAGCTTGACTCTGTGCCATCTGATCTTTCATTGGCATCTCTGCAGGTACAGGTTGACCCCCTATTCTACCATTAGCTTCCATAGTAGCTAATCCTTGCATAGCTTGTGTACGTAAATCTTCAAAGAATTTAACACCAAAAAATCTAACTACGTTAGCTGGAACTACATACTCACCATCACTAAGTCTCGCTTCTACATCATCTCGTACTTCGTTAGCCATACTACCGGGTGGTATTGGATTACCGCTTACAGGATCTTTAGTCATTCCATCATCGTCTAACCTTCCCATATCACCTGCACCAAACATTTCCATTTGTTGTTCAATAGCCATTAGTAAAATCCTTTTGTTTTATCGTCATTGTTAAATTCATCTCTCATATATTTTAAACGTCTAAGTGCAGCTATCTCACCTTGCGCTCTGTATATCTTTTCGACATCTACTTCTTGTTCTAGTCGTTTATGTACTAATGTAATTGTTTCATCTAAGTACTCTAAGAAAGAATCCCATACAGGTTTAGTGTTTACTATTTGTTTTAATTCTCTCATACAACTGTTCCGCTTTTTCTTTTGTAGTCAGGCCTAGACATTAAACCTTTACTAACTAAACCACCTTCAGCAAACCCTCTTGCTTGAAGATAACGCTCTGTATCAAGGTCAAAATCAAGTTTAGATATGTCAAGAAAGTTTCCTTCTTGTGTCATAGTTTTTTGTTTATCTAGTTGTTTTTGTAATTTTGTTACTCGTTCTGCTGCTAAAATTATTTCTTTATAAAAATCTGTATTCTGGATGGGCGAAGCCCCCTGTCCGTATGTTGCTAAATCAGGCAGTTCTGTTTTTTGTATTATTCTGTTAGCTTCAAGACGTTCAATAGATACTAATCCTCCTTCATCAGATACAACTTTTCTAAGTTGTTCTCCTAGTTTTGTTATATTTGTATTATAAAAACCATCATAAGTACTATATAAAGGTCTGTATGGATCTGCCATTCTTTTTAAATATGTATTTACATTAAAGAATCTTTTTATTAAATAAGCAGATTGATTTAAACTATCGTTTGCAGCCTGTAATGGTTGGTTTTGAGAACCAAATCCTCTGTCAAATTGATAATAAGGAGAAGTAATATGGTGTTCATCTCCTATTCTACCTCCATAAAAAGGATTATTAACATCTTTTTCTACTCCTAGAGATTCCCAATCTTTACCCCAAAAAGTTCTCAATTTATCTATGTGATCTAATTTCATAGTTGTTAATTCTTTTGTTTGATTAAGAACTAAGTAGTTTATAAATGAAGGCTCAGTTTCTAATAATAATAAAACATGATCTAAGTTTATGTTTACATCTTCTGGTCCAGCGTTAGTACCCTGCATTGAGACTTTGTCTATGTAACCATGCGCTTCATTATATGAACGATTAATATCTGCTGCTACATCTTGTGCATCTAATACATCATCTATAGCAGGTAAAATTCCTGCCTTAACACCTTGTTCTCTATTCTCACGAGCTTTATGCACCTTCATAAATAATATATCTACATCCTCTAAAGTCATATTTTGATATCTTAACATACGCAGTCGTTCTTTACCAGATAACTTTCCTATATCTCCGTCAACTACTTTTCCATTACTAACTATGTTTATTATGCGATCATCTATAGATTCTAATTTGTCAATAGATATAAAATTTTCATTTCCAATTTTTCCCTTAATTTCATTATAAGTTGGAATTAAAAAATCATTTAAAAGTTTTTCAGATTTTTCTTTATTTAAATTAAATATATCTTTTTTAATTGTAGTACCACTAAGCCCATACTTTCTTGCTATATCAGTCATTTGTTTTTTTAATAATACAGGGCTATTAGCATACGGAATTTTATGTCTTCCTATTTCTACTGTATCACCAAACTCAGCTTTGATTTTTTTTAAAACAGTATTTACTGCACTCTTGTATATTTTTTTATTTAATGTGTAACCAAATTTATCTCTTGGTTCTGCTATTCTATCCATTTGAGGTATTATTATTTTTGATACGTTGTTTTCTTTGCCGTAAATCATTAAACTATACATAAGTTTTTCTATATAGTCTGCATGTATTTTTATTGGATTAGCTAATGGAAAGTCAACATTTCCTACTGTATAACCTGTTGCATTAGGAAATTCTCCAAATCTAGTTATTTGCATTTGTTGATCTGCTTTAAATAAATCTGTTTGAAATTCATCCATAATAATCACACGTTCTTTTGTGTTATCAGGTTTTAAAACGTCCATGATTGTACCTCTAGCGTGACCAAAGGAATCAGGAAAATGTGTACTAGGAAACCTAAGCATTTTACTTCTATTTTCTCTTTCAGAAATCTCAATATTTTTTATTCGTTTTGCTCGTAAATTAATTTCAAAATATTTATTAGTAGTTTCCGTATCTAGCGGAGTAACATTTCTGTATAAATCATTACCTAGTGTGTACTGAAAAATATTTTGTTCTATTGTTTCATCTGAAATTTTATTAGAAATATTGTGTGTCTCTCTAATATTTTTTATTAAATCTTTTCTTTCTTCTTCTGTTAAATTTGAAAGAAGATCTAAATTTTGTCTTTGATCAAATCCATACTTTACATTTTGTCCTTCATAAACTTCTGCTGTTACGTCTAGTCCTTCTTCTTTAGCTATGTCTACTATTTCTTTTTTTGTATATAATTTTTCTGGATCAATAAGTCTTTCTAAATCTCTAAACTGTAAAGAAGCAGTTTTTATTTCTGGAGATCTTTTATATAGATTAGCTAATATGTTTTTTCCTTTAGTTCCTGTTTTAGAAATATTCATTGCTTCTAAACTAGAAACTACAGGATCATAAAACTGTAATATATTAGTACCTAGACCTACTGTTTTTGCTCTTTCTTTTATAAGTTTATTACGTTCAACTTCAGTAAGAACTTTACCTTCTAAATCTGTTCCACGTAAGAAATCATCAATTTTAATTTCTTCAAGTATTCTTCTATCTAAAGCGTTTTCTTCAACTTTAGAAAGACTACCTTCTCCTTTAAAAGGAGGATTTTCTTTACCACTTGACGTAATACCTAAGTCTTCTTTTTGTCTTGATTTAAACAAAGGGTCAATAAAAGTATCAATGAATTGATTTATGCCATCATTTATAGCTTTACCACCTTCAGGTAAAAAAGGTATTCTTTTTACTTTAAATCCCATTACTGTACATTTCCTGTAAAGCCTTGTTCACCCGGAGTAGGAACTGTTCCTGTACCTATGTTACCTCCACCTGATCCTTGAGTATCTTGAACTTGAACTCCTGCAGGAGGTTGTTGTGGTGGAGGTGGTCCACCAGCAGGAGGTTTAGCAGGTCCACCAGTAGGTGGAGCTACAGGAGGCGCACCTTGAGGTGCAGCTTCAGGTGTTGCTTCAGGATTTTCTTCTTTAAACTTCTTAAATATTTCTGCTTGTATAGCTGCATCACCTAACGAGTTAGTAACTTTGTCAGGATCTAAGTCCATACTCTTAGCTATTTCTCTAATGATAAAGTCCATCTTAGCAAATGGTGCAAGTACAGGATTTTGTACAACTCCTAAGAACTGCATTAATCTCTGACTACGTACTTCATTAGCCATTAGACTTTCTGTACCATTAGCTCTTACTTCTAAATCACCTTTAATTTCTGTATCGTAATCAAACTGCATATTAAAACTAAAGAATGCTTTACCTAGTGGTCCTATTAAATAGTCGTCAACATTTTTTACTACTGTTCGTATGCTACCATTTGCCGCACCCATAAGCATAGAGATACCTGATGCAGTTCGTCCTACACCTGATACTCCAGTTTGTCCGTGAGCAAAACTAGGGAAGCCTGTACTTTCGTCAGCTAGTACACGAGCCTTATCAAATAGCTGCATATTCTCTTGAGCTACATTAGGAAACTTAGTACCAAAGATACCTTGACCGGGTGCGCCACCTTGTCTACGAAATACTTTACCGGGATACACACTCATGTCTTGACCGGGAACTAAGTTAGTCTCATCTACTTCTATAAGTAAATTACCGCTAAGTACAGCGTTGTCTACAGCCATACGCATAAACCCATTCATAAGTGTCTGGGTATCGTCCATGTTTTCAGCTATGCCTACACCAAAGAAACTGTAAGGGTTTATCTCGTAAGGTACAGCATAGTAAGGGAGTATAGCTGGTTTAAATGGGTTCATAACTAAACGTAGTACTTGTCCGTTACATATCCATATGTTTGTACTTACTTCATCTAATTCTTTTAACTCTGGCGGTATATCTATGTCGTGTTCTTTTAACATATCAACATCAACAAAACCCCAGAACTCTTGCACATCATAACGCTCTGCTGAACTTTGTTGTGCGTCATCTTCCATTTCTTGTTCCCACCATTTCTTTTCGTAGGACTCTCCTAGTTCAATAGCGTTATTTATTGCGTTAGATCTAAAGAAAGGACGTTTTTTTAAAGCTCTCATTTGTGAGCGAGACATCTTGTGTCGTTCTAAACAGTACTCTGCTTCATCCATGTTAGCTGCATCAGGGTCAGGATAAAAGTTCCACACTGATACATAGTTAGTAGATGGTACAGTTTTAACTACAGGGTCATACTCACCATCGTCACTCCAATTAGGATACTCTTTATTTGTAGCTAATGGACCTTTCATAATACCTGTACCAAACAAAGCTAATTCAAATGCAGCTAACCGCAGTTGTTTGTTGGCATTTGATTCTTCTAATTGATCATGTATTTTTTTCTGCATCTTTTTAGCGGCAACCATTGCAGGGTGAAAAGAAACCGAAGTAGGAGTAACAGGTACACTTTCACTTAAAAGATCTGTAATAGGTTCTAGTTTTTTTTCTACTGGACCTAATCGTTCTCTCAATGAGTTTAATGTTTCTCCGGGTTCTAGCACTGTATCTGCTGTAATTAAAGGACTAGGCTTAGAAAAAACTTCTCTTGACTTCTCTGCAATTTTTTGACCATTTGGATCTGTCTCAAATGAAACAGTATCTGAAACTCCTTCAGGAAGTTTAGTAGGATTTACTGAAAGAGGAAATTTGTTATTACCAAATAACACATCAACAATTTGTCCGTATGCTGCTAAAGTTTTAGTCTTTGTTACTTTTACAAATACTCTAGAGCGTTCTGCTTCAGTAAACTTTACATCATCAGAGTATAAACCTCTATAGTTTCTGTAGGCACTCATCCATCTTTGCTCGTCAACAAATCTAGCATCTTCAGCTTTTTTAAATTTGTCTTCAACTAATTGTGTGATACTACCTGATTTAGGATCATCCGAATTTTCGGTATCTTTTATATCACCTAAAGAAGAAGAAATATCTGTGTCCATAAAATTGTTTATATCAGTCATATTTATTAGTATCCAAATGTAGGATCAGACGCTTGAAAGCCTGATCGTTGTGTTGCTGGGTTAAAATCCCATAGTGAACTACGAGGTCGTGTCATTATACCGTATCGTAAAGCATCATACAAGTGGTCTTCTGATTTAGTATCTACATCCTCTGAGTTATTCTTATCTAGCGGTAACGCAGGTATTTGCGATATTGTATTTGTACAGGTAGACATGAATACAAGGCGAGGTTCGTCTGTAAACTCGTCTACCTGCAGGCGTCTATGTAGCTCGTTTTTACCTGCCACTCGTGAGCCTTTTGAACGATCAGAAGGACGCCATCTGCATCCCTTCATATTCATCTGTTCAGCTAGGCTTGGACCTGTATCACCTCTCTTATGCCAAAGGGAGCTATCCAAGACACCGTATCTAATTGTTCCGTCTTCTTGTTCAGCATTTATTATCATATCAGCTAAATCTGTTGCTGTAACTTTAGAACAATATAATTCTCTGTATACAATTAGTTGATCACTAGGAGAAACTGCAAGCCAAAGTACACCTGTGTGGCTCCCGTATCCGTAATCACAGGCCCGAAATCTAGACCAACTTTGAGGTATTTTAAAAGGATCAATTACGTGTATGTTTCTGTTAAATTCAGGAAATGCTGCACCTTCGTTAACATCCCAGTTTCCATCTAGTAGTTGTTTTCTTTGATGTTCAGGTAACGATAAAAGCATTGCTTCATAGTCGCCACCTTCAGAAAGATAAGGATTGTCAAATAAACTTGCAGGTATAAACCTACGTTTAAATAATGGCTCACCTTCTTTAGTGTGGCCTTTAGGAAATGTAATAGTGTCGCCTGTTTCAATATTAGTAGCCCAAAAAGATTTGTTATATGGAGAAGGATCAATAAACATTTTTTTAACCCACTGATGTCCTGCACCTCCGGGGTTTGTTGTAGCTCTCATGTACAGACCTAATTCTTTAGAGTATGCACTACGTAAACGAGATCTCATGTAATCCCATGCGTAAGGAGAACTCCATTGTGTTAACTCGTCAAAGCCTATCCAATTAAAAGCTTGTCCTTGATAACGTGTAACGTCCATGTCTTTGTCTAAGTAAGACATCCAAAGTCTACCACCTCTAGGTGAAATCCATTGGCTTTTTCTTTCTGACCACTTTATACCGGGTATAGCACGAGGATATAACTCTTGGCTTTTTTGTATAAGTTCTCTCAGTTCTTCTGTAGTGTGCCGAACTAGTAGTCCACTAAAGTTTGAGTTGTTTAATCCGTGTAATGGATCAGCTAACATAGCGTAAGATTTACCGCCACCTGCTGCCCCACCGTAAAGTACTTCTCTTTCCGATGAAGACAAGAAGTCTGTCTGTGGTCCTTCATTAGCTTTGAAGACTACATCTTGAGCTTCTTGTACATCGTATGCTGGTGCTATAGGTTTAGCAGGTACAGCGTCAACTTTTTTAACTAGAGTAGGTTCCGACTTTTTGCGTTTCGAGGTTCTCGATTTCTTGGAGCGTTTGGGCAAGTCGCTGGGCAAGCCTACGTTTAATAGCAACTGTTTTTTTACGTTTTCGCTCAATGTCTATTCTTTTCTTTAGTCCCATGTGGGATATACTTCGGCCTGTTTGTCTTGATAACCACTGAGCTACTTCTCTATAACTGTATTGTAATAAATGTTTTTTAGCTACTTCTAGTGCTTCTAGCTCATCAAGTACAGGATCTAATAGTCTGTCGTTGTTGTCATTAATCTTATAACCAAACGGTACAGTTTTTAACGATACTCTAGCAATAGTGTGCCAGTGTTTTTCTTTTCCTCTTTTAGGTTTAGGTAATTCCCAATACCCTAAGTCTTCACGTTTTATTCGTTCTTACCTTCTTTAGCTGGCAATATAAATACACCGCCACCAGATGAATTAACATCTACACGATCTACTTTACCAAATCCACCTCTATCTAATAAGTCTTTAGCGGCTGACATCTTATCTCGTATGCCTAACTCAGTAGGATCATCTAATGCTCTAGCCATAGCTACAGCAGCTTTAGGTGCAATCTGAGCTAGATAGTCAGTTGTTGCACTTACTATCTCATCTTTCAAAGAATCAGTTACAGCTTTAGTTGGTGTGTTCTCACTATACCCTGCAAGTCTTTTTGCAGCAACGTGACTACCACCTGCTTCTTCAAACAATACTTCTAAAAACTTTTTTTGATTATCAGTTAATACTCGTGTCATTTTTTGTGAACTTTCTGTACTTCAAACGAAGCTTTCTTTACTGCACCTGCGTGAGGTTTATATTCACCTTTCATCAGCTTATATCCTTTACCTGACTTCATCCAGTGAAAACCTTTTGGTGCTTCTACAGTTTTGTTTGCCATATTATTCTCCTGCCATTTCTAATGCAGCTTCTAGTGTCTCATCGTTTCTACGTGACCACCCTCTACCAAATGTTTTAAAGGTAGTAAGACTTTCGTAAAATGTTTGACGAGAAGAATGCATCTTAACTATTACATCTTGAGGTTTCATATCGTGAGTAGCTTTAATTGTCATAGGACCAATAGCACCATCAGCAGTAACACCAACCACCCTCTGTAACGCTTTTGCTGCCCTGCCCATTCCACTATTAACACCCCAATCAAACACAGACCAATCCACTCCACTAGGTAGATCATCGCAATGCCCCCTATCCCAGTAATTACTTCTGTATATAGGTGAGACATCAATCTTTGTTAATGCTCTCATCTCAGCTTCAGTAGCGTTACGTTTGATGTATTTTTCGTATACTGCTTTTGTAACACCCAAGTTTGTCATGCCACCCGGATCGTCAGGATGATTTACAAAACCACCTTCGTGATGTAGGAGCATATCTAAACATTTAGAAAAGTTTGCTGCACTCATTTTTTAGCTATACCTTTGCTCTTCTCATAGCTACGTAAACCGCCCAATCCTAACATTCCCATTAATACAGTCATTAAACTACCCATGTCAAATGCAGGTAAAGGTGGTAGTGTAGCTCCAAACATTGTAGCAAAGAATAGAATGCAAGGCTGCAAGATAAAGTGATACAGCAATGCAATTCCACAGATCCATCCTACAAAAGGTCGCCATCCTCCTATAAACAAAGAACCAGACTTTGCCTCTTCTTGATTAACTTTAATCTGAGACATAGCTAGTTCTTGTGCGTGGCGTTCAGCCATCGTGCTTATCTCGTGAGCGAGAGCATTCTTCTGGTCTTTATCTTCAATAAACTTGTCGAGAAGACCAGTGACAGGGGATATAAGTTGAGCTAACATTACTTAGCTTTCTTCTTTGCCATGCCACCTTTATTCATGTAACCCATTTTGTTACGTACATCTTTAGGTAGTTTCTTTAGTCCACCAGTAGGTTTTTTCATTGACATTCCACCAGCTTCATAGCCCATAGATTTTTTCTTAGCCATGCCGCCACCCATCATCTTAGCTGCAGGTTTCTTTTTAGCCATACCACCAGCCATCATCTTAGCTGCAGGTTTTTTCTTAGCCATTCCACCATACGCATAGTTAGATGGTTTTTTCTTAGTTGTACTACCAGCCGTTTTTAATTTCATTACATCCATGCCTCTACCTGCACAGCCACCACTTTTTTTCTTCATTGTTTATAAATCCTTTTGTTAATTTCAAAACGCTCAACACCGATGTCTCGCAGTTCTTTGTCAGTCATATTTTGTAATTTCCAGTAGTTGGCTCTTCGTTCTTGTGCAGCTACTGCTCTG